CAAAAAGCCTTCGACGACTTCAAAGAGTGGGAGCCAGATTGCCTTATTGTTGAAGCCAAAGCCTCTGGAGCGCCGCTAGTTTTTGAGCTTCGGCAGATGGGCATACCTGTACAAGAGTACGTCCCAAGTAAGGGTAACGACAAGATCGCACGTCTAAATGCCGTAGCCGACCTGTTTGCAAGCGGGCGTGTCTGGGTACCGGCAACAAGCTGGGCAGAAGAGTTAGTAGAAGAAGTAGCAAGTTTTCCATCAGGCGAGCACGATGACTTAGTGGACTCAATGACCCAAGCCATGTTACGATTCAGGCGAGGCGGGTTTATTCAGCTCGATTCGGACGAGCCAGAAGATATTAAAGAATTCAAGAGTAGACGCAACAAGGGCTACTATAACGTTTAGGAACAACTATGGCAATTGATAAGTCACTTTCGCAAGCCCCAACAGGATTGGGCGCAGATACGCTAGATCAAATGGAAGAAGGTCCAGATCTTGAGATCACTATTGAGGATCCTGAGTCTGTTGAGATTGGCATTGATGGCAAACCAATTCTTAAGATTGAGAAGGGCGAAGACGAAGAAGGCTTTGACGATAACCTTGCCGAGTATATTGATGAAGGTGAATTAGCTCAGCTAGCTGGCGATTTAGTTGGTGAGTTTGATGAAGATATCAGTTCACGCAAAGACTGGATGCAGACATATGTTGACGGTCTACAACTTCTAGGTATGACTATTGAAGAGCGCACCGAGCCATGGGAAGGCGCATGTGGCGTATACCACCCGCTATTGTCTGAGACCCTAGTTCGCTTCCAAGCTGAGACCATCATGGAGACATTCCCTGCCGCCGGTCCAGTTAAGACAACTATTATTGGTAAAGAAACCCAAGACAAAAAAGACGCAGCAGAACGTGTAGCTGATGATATGAACTACCAGCTCACAGAGAAAATGAAAGAGTTCCGCCCTGAGCATGAGCGCATGTTGTGGGGCTTAGGTCTTTCTGGTAATGCATTTAAGAAGGTGTACTACGATCCAGCTATGGGGCGTCAGGTTTCCCTGTTTGTCCCTGCGGAAGATTTAGTTGTTCCTTATGGCGCTTCAAACTTAGAATCATCTCCACGTGTAACTCACGTTATGCGTAAGACCGAGAACGAAGTTAAGAAGTTAATGTACGCCGGCTTTTGGCGTGACGTTGATCTAGGCGAGCCAGTAGATTCATTCGACGAAGTCGAAAAGAAGATTGCTGAGAAGATGGGCTTTAGAGCCACCGTTGATGATCGCTATAAGATTTTAGAAATGCAGGTTGATTTAGACCTGCCGGGTTACGAAGATGTGGATAAAGATGGAGAACCCACAGGCATTGCTCTGCCATACATCGTGACTATTGATAAGGCGACTAGCAAGATTTTAGCTATCCGTCGTAACTGGAGACCCGAAGATGAGCATAAAAAGAAGCGTTCGCACTTTGTGCATTATGGTTACATTCCCGGTTTTGGTTTCTATTGCTTTGGGCTTATTCACCTTATCGGGGCATTTGCTAAATCAGGAACTTCAATCCTCCGCCAACTGGTTGATGCCGGCTCCCTTAGCAACTTGCCAGGTGGCTTTAAGGCCCGTGGCATGCGTGTCAAAGGCGATGACACACCAATAGCCCCAGGTGAGTGGCGTGACGTGGATGTTCCAGCAGGAACAATGCGTGACAACTTCTTGCCACTACCATATAAAGAGCCAAGCCAAGTATTGGCTGCTCTGATGGATAAGATCATTGAAGAAGGCCGTCGTTTTGCATCGGCTGCTGACTTACAAATTTCTGACATGAGTGCTCAGGCACCTGTTGGAACAACACTAGCAATTCTGGAGCGTACATTAAAAGTAATGTCCGCTGTACAAGCCCGCATCCACTACTCATTTAAAGAGGAGCTTCGGTTACTTCGAGATATCATTCGTGATTACACTCCAGATACCTATAGTTATGTCCCCGTAGAAGGACGCCCTGGAGCTAAACGTTCAGATTACGATAATGTTGACGTGATACCAGTCAGTGATCCAAATGCTGCAACAATGGCACAAAAGATTACTCAGTACCAGGCAGTACTGCAGCTGGCTCAGGGTGCTCCACAAATTTATAACTTACCTAAGCTACATCGCCAGATGCTTGATGTGTTGGGTATTAAGAATGCAAGCCAGTTAGTTAAGTTGCCAGAAGACCAGAAACCAACTGACCCAATTACTGAGAACCAAAACATTCTCATGATGAAACCGGTTAAGGCTTTCTTGTACCAAGACCATCAATCCCACATTACTGTGCATATGTCTGCTATGCAAGATCCAAAAATCATGCAGCTTGTTGGGCAAAACCCAAATGCACAGGCTTTGCAGGCTGCTATGCAAGCACATATTAATGAGCATATTGCTTACGAGTACCGTAAACAAATGGAAGCAGAAATGGATCTTGATTTACCATTCCACCCAGAAGAGGAAGATGGTGAACAAATTGGTATCCCACCAGAAATCGAAGTTCGTATTTCTCAAATGGCGGCAAAAGCTGCAAGCACCTTATTGCAACGGGATACTCAAGAGATGCAAGCTAAGCAAGCACAACAAGCTCAACAAGATCCGATTGTTCAAATGCAAATGCAAGAACTCCAGCTCAAAGCTAAAGAAGTCGATATCAAACAGAAGAAACTTGCTGCTGATGCTGCTGGTAAAGCCGACCAGATTGAAATTGAAAGAGCTAGAATTGAAGCACAAAAAGAAATTGCCGCTATGCAAGTTGGGGCTAAATCCCAGTCAGATAAGATGAACCTTGCTGCTAAACAAGAAATTGAAGGCGCAAGAATGGGTGTTGATATAGCCAAAACTAAAGATCAACTACGCATGCAACATGCTGCTAAAGGAAAAACTGAAGAATGATTGATAAATACCTCGAACATTTAGTTCAAAAACTAAATGACCAGATCAAAAGCCTGGAAGAGAGTTTGGGTGGAGGCGCAGCCAAAGACTACGCTGAATACCAATACGTGTGCGGACAGATTAAAGGTCTACTGACTGCACGCTTTGAAATGAGTGACCTTAAACAACGACTGGAGAACTCTGATGAGTGAACTAATTATCGGCTCAAACCCCGATAGTAAAGAAATAATTATTACCGACGCACTTGGCAACCCAATGCCAAAAATCAATAAGGAAGAGAATATCCCTATTGAAGACAGAGCTAAGCAGTTACCGACACCATCGGGATACCGCATTCTGTGTGCAATCCCTGAAGTAGATGACAAGTTTGAAAATGGCATCTATAAACCAGACGAACTAATCAAAAAGGACGAGATTCTTTCTACTGTTTTATTTGTAGTTGAACTTGGCCCTGATTGTTACAAAGACGACAAACGATTCCCAAATGGCCCATATTGCAAGCCAGGAGATTTTGTTTTAGTACGCCCAAATGCTGGTACTCGCCTTGTTATTCATGGCAAAGAGTTCCGGATTATCAACGACGATACGGTAGAAGCTGTTGTCCAGGATCCGAGGGGAATTACTCGTAAATTCATATGAGAACACAAGCTCAAAAAGAATCTCGACGTAAATACGAAGCTAGCGAGAAAGGTAAAGCTGCTAAACGTCGCCACGAAGCCGCATATAAAGCGTCTGGTGGTAGGGCCAAAGCAGAACAGCGCCGTTCAGAAAAACCCGTATCCCCAGCTAGAAAACTTGCTCGATTAAAGTGGGCTAAGGCGAATAAAGATTACTTTACTGCTAGTCGATCTTTTAGAAGGTCTCTAGAACGAGAGTTGTCTGAATTTGACCGGTTTATTTTACTAGAAGCAGTTTCTTTAGCTAGATTACGTGAACAGATGGTTGGCGGCAAATGGCACGTCGATCATATTATTCCCGTATCTAAAGGAGGCACTTCCTGTGCTACTAATCTACAAGTAGTTCCAGCTGAATGGAATATACGCAAGTCAAATATCCATACCAGCAGATTTTTTAACTAAAAAGGAGGCACACCATGCCAGAATTTGAAAAAGAAGACTTTACGTTTCCCGACGAAGCACCCGCAAAAGTAGAAGTCAAAGCCAAAGATGCAGGCGATGAGTTCGAATTTATTGTCGAGGACGATACCCCAGAAGAAGACCGTGGCAAGCAACCTATGCCAGAAGAAGTGGTCAAAAAGCTAGAAGCTGATGACGATGAAGAAATCGACGACCTTAAAGCGCAAAAAGAGCGCTTAAAACAGTACAAAAAGGTCTGGAATGATGAGCGTCGTGCTAAAGAAGCTGCTATGCGTGAGCAACAAGAGGCTATTGCACTGGCACAAAGGTTTGTTGAAGAGAACAAACGCCTTAAAGAAGTGCTTAAAAATGGCTCTGAAGAGCTAAC